ACTTATGAAAGCCCACACGGTCTTTTGTACTCATTCGAATATGAGTTTGAAGATGACACGACAATTCGTGCAAATCATAAGTCGCAACAATCACCATTCAATGTAGGTGATGAAGTCAACGTCACAGTTAAAGGAACGAAGGACGACTTCAGTTGGGGTCAAGTGCAACGCAAAATGGAAGGTTTTGAATTTGGAGATAGGCCAAGCCCTTCAACTTCGACTTCTAATTCGGTGACAAGATTTGAAGACCGCGACGCTAATCGTCAAAGTCTCATAATGTCGCAATGGGCAATTCGACTTGCGTGTGAATGGGAAATGAACCAAGCACCACCGGACAAGGTTGATCTTAGGAACGCAATTGCTATTGCAAAACAAATAAAGAAGTACGCTTTAGATTTAGAAAACGTAGATACTACAGCCCCCGAAATGCTTCTTGACAATCCCTTCTAAAATGAAAACAAAATCAGACTTCAAGGAGTTCATAGGTAAACACTATGGAACACAAAGACGAATGGCTAATGATTTAGGGGTTACACCTGAAACAATTCGGTCTTGGATCAATAGAAATCCGAGGGGTATTCTCAAATACTCACCGGAAATTGTTAAAGAAAAGAATGTTACAGCATCACAAATCGTTTGGGAAGTAATGCACCACGAACGTTATTTGCAAGAATGATTGATTACTTTACTTTCGCAACGGAAGACGCAAACCAGTACGGGGTGGATGGGGCTATTATGCTTCACCACATCCGTTATTGGGTAGCAAAGAATGAAGCTAACGACAAGAACTATCACGACGAAAGATACTGGACTTACAATAGTCAAACGGCTTTTGCTAAGTTGTTCCCCTTTTGGACGGCACGAAAGATAGGTCGGTTACTCACTAAGCTTGAAGAAGAAGGTGCAATTATGTCGGGAAACTTTAACGACAAAAGATATGATCGCACTAAGTGGTTCACTTTGTCTAATGCATTTGTCAATTCTGGTAGTATGCATTTGTCAAAAATGACTAATGGATATGTCAAAAGTGACTTACCTATACCAGATAACTACCAAAGTAAAACACAAAGTATAACACAAATAGTGTTTCCTTTTGATTCTGATTTGTTCAAAGAAAGATGGACGCTGTGGAAGAAGTACAAAAAGGAAGAACATAAATTTGCATACAAGTCGCAAGTATCTGAACAAGCGGCTTTGAAACGAATCGCAGACCTATCAAACAACAACGAACAAAATGCAATCGAACTTATCGAACACGCCATCGCCCAAGGGTGGAAAGGATTCTACGCTGACAAAACAAGAAAAGGAAGTAAAAGTTTCGACGCTGAAAAGTATCGCGCTTATATCGACACGCTCTAAGATTACACCGGCGGAAGCTTGGCATCACGGCACAAATGTCCGTTCGGCATACAAGCATTGTCCAAGGATAACACACGCCGCACTAACCGCTTTGCTTAAAAGCACACTGGATTATTTAGACTATTCCAAAACCATTCGTGAAACGGAACACATTATTGAAGCGGTGGATCACTTAATTGAAGAATTTCCGGCAATGAAAATTGAAGAGTGGCGTTGTATTATGATGAACTTTAAGACAGGCAAATATGGCAATCAATACGAACGACTTATGTTGCCCGAACTTGTCGAAGCGTTTCAGCAATTCGAAGGTGAACGTGCTGACCGAAGGCATACAGCTTGGAAGCATATTAAGGACAAGCCACAAGAACCAATGACCGAAGAACAACGCAACATCTTTAAGAAGTTAGCTGACGACTTAGACTTACCCGAAGACGATACTGACGAACGTGGACGATGGAAGTTTATCGTACACCCTAATTCAACAATCGATGAATGAAGTAAGCACAATAGGGATAATAAACAAAAACAATCCAACAAGTTTACGACTGGTAAAAGACAAGCATTGTTCTTATGACGCTGAAGACAACCTTCATATAGTAGAAATAAAGAACCGACGATCTTATTATCCGACTAAAATGATTGAAGCGTTAAAGTTGTTTTCTAATTATCAGAAGGCGCAACTAAAGAAGAAGCATTTTATTTATGTGGTGACTGACGAAAAAGGTCTTTACACTTTTAACATTTCAAAGCACATCGACACAATAATTGCTTCGGGTATAGTTAAAAAAGAACAACCGAGCAAGACGGACTTCAAAGGCGGCAAGACCATATTCAAATTTTACTACAACTTGGACGAAAAACTTTCATCGTTTACACACTCAATATGAAAACTTGCACAAGCATATCAGGTGGTCAGACATCAGCGTATATAGCAAAAAATTATCCAACGGACTTCAATGTATTTTCTTTAGTTTGTATTGAAGATAAAAGATGCACACCAAAAGACAAAAAGTTAGTGCAACTTGTAAGCGACAAAATTGGTAAAGAATTTATTGCAACTGCTGAGGATGACATTATACTGCATACAATTTTAGATCTTGAACAATATATAGGAAACAAAATACATTGGGTATCTGGTGATAGCTTTGATAAAATTATAAATCGCGGTGAAAAAAAATATTTACCAAATGTGACAAAAAGATTCTGCACTCAATTAATGAAGTTAAAACCATTGTTTGAATGGTGGTTAAAAACCATTGCAGAACCTGTAGAAATGCAAATAGGGTTTAGAGCAAATGAAATGAGAAGGGCAAAGAATATGATCGAAAAAACTAACGAGAATGGTTTGCTTACTTTTAAGCATATTGTAGGCAAAACTAAGAACGGGAAACAAAATAAATGGAAAGACACAGCTTGGCAAAAGCCAACTTTCCCACTAATAAATGATGCAATCTACAAAGATGAAATAGTTGAGTTCTGGAAAGGTAAGCCTGTAAGGTTTGCATATATGAATAATTGTATAGGTTGTTTCCATAGATCTCCAATACTACTAAAACATATGAGCCAAAGACACCCTAACAAATTTCAGTGGTTTATTGACGCAGAACAAGATTCTAATTACGGCGAAATAACTTTTAAGAATGGTTATTCATATCAAAAAATAAAAGACAGTTTAGAGCAGTTAGACTTATTTGATGATGATTTCAACGAATGCGATAGCGGATATTGTGGTCTTTAGTTATCACCATTAGTTGCAGAACAATCTGAATTGTTTTATATAGTCCTATATGGAAGGACTTGTTATTGCAATGGTAGTTTTAGCGTTCGTAGATATCGGCGTTGAATACTATTTGTACGAAGGACTTAGAGTGAACGAAGCCATCATTGCTTTACTTGGTATTCTATTCTTATGCCTGTAAAGCGTTCAACACTAATCAAGAAACTTGACAAGGTGTTTTCCCAATACATCAGACTAAAGGACGCAGATCACGCCGGGTACGTTTCTTGTTTCACTTGTGGTATGACTAAAAATTGGCGCGAAGTAGATGCCGGTCATTTCCAGTCGCGAGGAAAGTACGCTACTCGATACCACGAAGACAATGTAAAACCGCAGTGTAAACGCTGTAACGGATTTAGGGGCGGTGAACAATACCAATTTGCACTTAACCTTGGCACGGACTTAGCTGATGAACTTGTTTATCTAAGTAACCAACCGGCACGACTTACTAACGATTGGTTGTTGGAAAAGATTAAACACTACCAACAAGAAGTCAAGAAACTTTTGTAAGCTTTGAGTGTGGTTCAAAAATACATAAGGGAAAACTATGGCGCGATAATAGAAATCGCCAAAGTCATAACGCAAGGACGACACCCGGATTATGAAGATTTAGCGCACGAAGTTATTGTGATGGTGCTTGAAGCGAACCGCGATAAGATGCGTGTCATTGTAGAAAAGAATCAAATGCGCTTTTGGATTATCCGGTTATGTATAAACAACTACCGAAGTTCGACAAGCCGCTACCATTACAAATATCGAAAGCCAACGGAACGTCACCGTCAAGCATCCGAACACCTTAAACATCTGCATAATCTGAACGACGTAGATCAAAAGAAATGGAACGAAGTATTGTTGAACTTTATAGAAGACAAACTTGAAGATGTAGATTGGTTTGAAAAGAATTGCTTTGCTATTTACTACGGCGATAAGCATTCTCTAAATTCAATGGCTAAAGAAACAGGCATTAGCCGGAACACGTTGTATCGTGCAATCCGCGATGTTAGAAATTACATACAAAATGAAATCAAAAAGCAAGGGCTTAGGAGACACTATCCAAAAAGTAACTAAGGCAACCGGAGTAGAAAAAGTCGTGAAGGCATTTTTTGGTGACGATTGCGGTTGCGATAAAAGGCAAGACCGATTGAACAAGATGTTTCCTTATCGTGATATTCAAGCAATGACGGAAGATCAATATACGTTTTTCAAAGACGTTCTTCAACCGGCCTACCGAGGACACCAAACCCTTAAAGGAAAAGATTCCGATTTCTTTTATCAAATGTACAATGACATATTTGGAAAGAAGCAAAAGAAAACAAAGTGTACTTCTTGTAACAAAAATATGTATATTGAACTTCTGAAGGTTTATGAAGCGCAATGTACTAATGACGACTAATTTATATCTAAATATCGGATATCTATACGACATAAACGGAATGCAAGAAAAAGAAATAACTAAAAAAGAAGCGTTGTCGCTAACTAAAAAACGCATCAAGATAATGGGTTATAATTGGAAAGACTTGGAAAGCGCGAAGCGACACCGACCTTTATCGGATATGCGCAAGGTTGTATGTAGTTACCTATATGAAAACCGTTGGACATTTCCACAAATCGGAAAGCTTTTGAATATGGATCACAGTTCAGCGATATATCACCGCCGAACATTTAACGAACTACTACAAACCGATGACCAAATGCAAACGCTTTGGTTACAATTTAAGAATACAAAATGACCGCACGAAAAGCGAAACGCCACATCAACGAATCAGACGACTATCTTGTTCTTAGTAGATTGCGCGACACAATACTTGTAGACCACAAGGACAACGATTCGTTTAACATTATATTAGACTTAGCAGTTGCTAACCCACATTTCTTGGGATTGCTAAAGTCTGTAATCAAATCAGTAGATGAATATACAAAGCAAGAAGATACCGATAAGTCAGATTCAAGTCGACCCGAAGAACCCAAGGATTCTCAACAAGACGAAATTCAAGAAGCTGAAGTCATCGATTGAGAACTTTCCTGAAATGCTAGAAGTGCGACCTATCGTCGTGGCCGATGGTATTGTGGTAGGTGGGAATATGCGACTACTCGCAATGAAGGATTTAGGATTCCGCGAAGTCACAGCCATTGACGTTACCGATTGGACACAAGGCCAACGCGATGAATTTATGATTAAAGACAATCTAAACTTTGGCGACTGGGACTACGATATACTTGCTAACGAATGGGAAGGTACTGACCTAGATAATTGGGGACTTGACTTATGGCAAGAAGATGAAGAACCTAAAGAACAACCTAAGCCACAAGGTATCAAGATTGAATTTAACGAAAACGATTTCGACACCGCTAACGAACTAATCAACGCACTAAAGAATTCAGACACCTACATTGGGGGGATAGTCTTGGACGCTTTAAGGAAGCAATTCAAATAACCCAAATGGCACACAATAAAAAAGACTTTCTCGAAGCACTTGAACGATCACTTGGTGTAGTAACCACCGCCTCGAAAGCGTGTAACATAGGAAGGCGAACACACTATCGTTGGCTTGAAGAAGACGAAGACTACGCTGATGCGGTTAAGGACATACAAGAAAGCGCAATTGACTTTGCCGAAAGTTCATTACACCAACAAATCAAAAACAAGATACCGAGTAGCACCATCTTCTATTTGAAGACCAAAGGCAAACACCGAGGGTATGTAGAGAAGCAACAAATAGAAGTTAACGAACCGAAGCCTTTTAAGTGGTTTGACGATGAATGAATACGACAAAGAACCCGACGCTGACAAAGAACCTTACAAATGGTTTGTGTATTGGTTTTATAGACTGAACCCGGATTTACATAGTCCGTACTGGAATGTACCACCGGCAACTGACGAAGACCGCAAAAGAATATCGACAATTACTTTTCGCGATTGAAGCAACCGAGTACATACTACCACGTTAAAAAGTCTAAAGCAAAGATTCAAGTACACCAAGGGGGTACACGTTCGGGCAAGACCTATTCTATTTGCCAAGCGTTAATTGAATTGTGCTTTAAGAACAAGGGTGCGGGTATTGTTATCACAATAGTTAGAAAGACATTCCCTGCATTAAGGGCATCGGTAATGCGTGACTTCTTCGACGTACTAACTAAGGGGGGTAACTACTCCGAAGAACACCACAACAAGTCACAAGCAACATATACCTTGTTTGGTAATCTTGTTGAGTTCATTTCCGCCGATCAGCCACAAAAATTGCGCGGACGTAAAAGAACGCTGTTGTACATTTGTGAGTGTAACGAATTATCACTCGAAGACTTTCGTCAGTTAATTTTAAGAACCACGGATAGGGTGTTCCTATGTTACAACCCAAGTGACCAATACCATTGGATCTACGAACACGTTCTTCCACGCGAAGACGTTGACTTCTTCCAAACCACCTACCTTGACAATCCATTCCTAGAACAAAGTGTTATTGACGAAATAGAACGCTTTAGAGAAACCGACGAAAACTATTGGCGTATATATGGCCTTGGTGAACGTGGTGTCAATGTATCGGCTGTATTCCCGCAATGGCAAGTCGCTGATGACATACCAGAACGGGCAAAGCTTGTCGCGTATGGGTGTGACTGGGGGTTCACTAATGATCCAACCGCAATCGTTTCAGTTTGGCGTGAAGACTATTCTTTGTATATTAAGGAACACCTTTATTCAACCGGTCTAACAAATAGGGATATCAGTATGGAACTTGACAAGCTTGAACTAGACAGGACACCAATCATTTGCGATAGTGCTGAACCAAAGTCGATTGAAGAACTACATCGCTTAGGGCATAACGTCAAGCCGTCAAAGAAAGGTCCTGATAGTATTCGCTTAGGCATCGACATAATGAAACGCCATAAGTTATATATACTAAAAGATTCATTAAACGCACAAAAGGAATTTAGAAACTACCGATGGGAAACAAATAAAGACGGCGTTCAGCTTTCGAAACCTATCGATAATAATAACCACATAGTCGATGCGGTGAGGTACGTTTGTATCAATCGCATTGGAACACCTTATTCAGGTAAATACTTTATATCATAATGGAAATAATCGTACCCGATTCAATGGCGGATGTTTCAGTCAAGCAATATCGTGACCTCTCAAATATCGACCTTGAACAAGACACAACGGAATGGATGTCACAATCGATTTCTATTCTTTGTAATATAGACAGCGTAATTGTTGACAAACTAACGCTTAATGAATTAGATAAAATAGGCGAAGTAATTAACAAGGTAACAGACCCCGACCAAAACAATCAAGAACTTCAAAAGAAGATTGACTACAAAGGCAAGCGTTATGGCTTTCACCCTAACCTGTCAAAGCTAACTGTTGGCGAATTTGCTGACTTAGAATCTTATTGCAATGGTGGGTACTTTGAGAACTTGAATGAAATCATTGGAATATTGTATCGACCAATCGTAACCGAAGGCGGTGATTTCTACACAATAGAAGACTACGATGCTGTTGTTTTTCCTAACTATTGGGACGACTTGAAGATGGACGTTGTATTAGGAGCAACCAATTTTTTTTTGTCTACCGCCGAAACCTTAACGAACGCTTTAGTCAGCTATTCAAAGGCGGAACAGGAACAAACATAATTGCTCAAAAATGGGGGTGGTATTCTATTATATACAATTTAGCAGGCGGCGATCCCTTAAAAATAGAAGATGCAACCTTAATTGAAATAGAATCGGCCTTTACATATTTAGCTTATGAACAAGACCTAAACCGACAAGACAAGTCACCTGACGCAGAACAATACCGATGAAATCTTATATCCAAATAACGAACCTACTTCAAACGATAACGAACAATCATTTGATGCTTCAGCACTTTGCGGCCGGTCCTTTAGACCAAGTTGATATTGAAAAGCTAGGTCAAACCGACTACCCGTTTTTATATTGTGAAATCCTTGGTGCAAACATCGACAACGGTGTTATGAGTTATGACCTTGAATTGATGGTTGCCGATATGATTCAACCGGATTTAACCGACAGGAATCAAGTCTATTCGGACACGCTTCAAATACTTCACGATGTATTGAATCAATTCATTCAGTCGCTTGCAACAACGAACACCACAGTCGATGACGATTACAAAGTGGAACTACCAATTACTTGCACACCATTCACGGCAAGGTTCGATAACGAATTGACGGGATGGAGTGGATCACTAACCATAGAGGTGTCGAATAAAAACGACCTTTGTATTGCACCCTTTAGTTAATGGCTAAACTACAATTCACAGTAGGTGGTGTAAGCTATCCGGCAACGCACACTAAAAAGGCATTAGAGTTCATCGGTAAGCGTTGGCGTAAGAACGCAAGAACATCGCTGAAGATGCAAGGCCGTATTAACACGGGTGCGCTTTACAATTCAATGAAGGTTTTTGTAGGGGCTAATCAACACGCGATGTATGTAAACATAACACCCGACGTTGACTATTGGGAATACGTTGATAAGGGTGTTCAAGGTGCTTCAAAGAATATCTTTCCTAAACAATCAGATTCGCCGTTTAAGTTTGGTAGTGGAAGGGGCAAGCCAGGACTAAGAGGGGCGATTGACCGATGGACGACACAAAAGAACATTCAAGGCACACGCGACGCACAAGGTCGGTTCGTCCCACGCAAGTCGATAGTGTTTGCGATAACTAGGGCGGTATGGACTAGGGGCTTGAAGCCGTCGTTATTTATAAGCGGAACGTGGAAGCGTTTTAGAATTAAAGCCCTTAACATTTTAGCCGTTGCAGTTGGTGAAGATATGGCTGAAGCAATCAAACAATCATTACAAAAAAACCCTAATCTCGACGTGAAATGAGTATGACCGTAAGACAACGCCCAAGCACCGCAGATGTACACGGCGTATTTGAACAACAAATGTATGTGATATCTTCAACCGAATATTCCGGTGGTTCGTATTACAAATTTCGCTATATCGCTGAATGGTATGTTGCAGGAACTAAAGTCGCAACGGTAAAGGTATTTCCTAACACTGAAGGGTGTGGTGTATTTAGGGTCGAACAAATAGTGCAAGACTTTATGGCGATAACTAAAGCCGACCAAAACGCTTCAACAAATCAGATATACAATAAGTCACTTCACCTTCTAGGTCTTAACGTCGTTGCCGATTCTTGGTCACTAAGCAATGGCGAGAACTACCGGAAGATTGAAATGCGTTTTAAGCAAGAATATTCCGCAACTGCTACAGGCAATCCGGTTGTTGATGCTGTTAATAAAATAGACGGGGAATATATTGATTACATAATGACGGCGGGGTTAAGAAGAAACATTAAAGGAACACCCGCCACTTGGGACACTGGTATTCCGCAATTCTTACACGAAGAAAATTGGCTTGATGCATATATTCCTAAAACCCAAAGTTCACTAGTGTTAAGCGACCGCCAAGCCGATAGTAGCTTTGTAAGCACAACCGCAAGCAATGTCCCTGTTGTACATCAAGACGTTACATTAAAGGACTGTAGAACCTTTGGCGTTTTAATGGACGGTACTGCTCCGACAGGCTCAACGGCTGTATCAGCGTGGATAGGAACATACAATTCAAGCAACGTCCTTACAGCTTCAGGTTTTATCACAGCCGCTTCGTCCGGTGGGACAGCACCAGGATCAGTTAGTAACGATAATGAGCGACAACAATATATCGGGGTTGGTCCTGCAAACTTGGCGCAACAGACAACGGTCGCGTCCATCGCATCGGCCTTTAGTGCTAATCCAAACCTTATTGCTTATTACGAAGTTTTTTTGATGCAAGATTCAACCACAGTACCCGCTAACGGAACAACAGGAGATATGGCTTCTTGCTGTTATCAATTTACCGTGAAAGATGCAGATTGTCGGTATGGCGTTGACCAGTATAATCCTATCACGTTAGCGTGGCAAAATTCACTTGGGGCTTGGGATTATCAAAGCTTTAATCTAGTAAGTCAAAAGCAAACAAACCAAATAAAGCGTAAGACGTTCGAACAAGTACCCGGTAATTGGGACACCGCTGACGCTTCACAAGACTTCAACTATCGAGGCGACCAAGGGGGGCTAAGGATAGCCAAAGTAAACGCACATCAAGAATATACTGCTCACAGCGATTTGTGGAATGAAGATGAAGTTGACCTACTCGAAACTCTAATGCTATCACCTAACGTGTACTTAATAAGTTTCTTAGGCGGGACAATAACGCCTATAGTAATAACAGACACAAACTTTGTCTTTAAGAAGAACGTTAATGAGCGTGGACCGTTCTTGTATCAAATCAAGTTTAAGAACGCAAAAGAAAGACCAACAACTAAAGGTGGAACATATAGAGGTTACTGATGATTGAACTAATTGCATACGAACAAAAATCCACACTGGCTACCGATGTTGTCGGGGATCAATGGACGCTTGACATAACACAACCCGGCGGTGTGTCTTTGAATTACGAAGTCAGCAAAGGCGAAGACATAATGGGTCGATATAGCCCTTTTTCGCAAACTTTCAAACTACCTTTTACAAATCACAATTCAAGATTCTTCGGGTTGTATTATGATGTCAACCTGACATCCGCATCAGCACAAACAGTATTTAACATACACAAAAAAACATATTGTGAAATTCGTGTTGATGGTATTCCAATCATTACAGGTTCGCTTCAGCTTAAAAACGTACACACTAAAAGCGAAGAATACGAAGTTGCTGTGTTTGGTGAGGAGGCTAATATCTTCCAAGAAATCAAAGACCGCAAGCTTATTGACCTATTCATCAAATCAAATGCGATGGATATTGATTATGACGTTCCGCTTACGCCCATAAATATATATAATTCTTGGAATCCAGGTTTAGACGTTACCACTGGAAATGTAGGAAATGGGATAGTAATTTTTCCTCTTGCTGATTACGGCTTGGGTGGAGAATATAATTTTTTGTATTACGAAAATAACGACTTTAATGTTGCAGGGTTAGCCACTAACAATTTTATCGAACCCTTTATGTTTAAGCCTAGTATTCAAGTAGCACACCTATTTGAAAAGATTATTACACAAGCGGGTTATACACTGACTACAAATAGCTTTTTAACATCAGACGCTTGGACTAAGCTTTATATGACTTTAGCAACCGATAGAGAATCAACCGCGACAAGAGGGGTGTTAGGCTTATGCGTCGCCAACGATGGTGCGTCAGGTCCGCTTCAATTAAACCAAACTTCACCGCCGGGTCAATGGGTATCAACAGAATTACCCTTAAATGATGACACAGGAACAGGAGTTTCAAACGATCCACCTGCACTGTTTGATGCTTCGGACAACTGGGACACCACGAATTTATGGTTTACAGCACCTGCAACAGGATGGTATCACGGAACAATAAACATTAGATATACGGCAAACATCATAGGAAATTCCGGCGCACAAATGCAGTATGGTGTTTTAGTTCCGGGAGTAACGAGTGACTTTTCTTATCAATATACTTGTTTTAACGGAACGAATGTAGCCAACACTTTTAATTGGTCTTTGTTTATTGAAGAAGGACAAAAAATGCGGACGACCTTTAGAGTTCGAATGAATGGGTCAAATGCATACCAATACGTTCAAATACTACCATCGGGTACATATTTGACTATTTACGCAAGTCAATTGACTAACGGGATAGCACAACTACCTAACAATATGCCCGACCTTCAGCAAAGCGCATTTGTTAAAGACTTATGCGAAAGATTTAATCTTTGTGTTGTTGCTGATGCCGAAGATTCTAAAGCCTTAAAAATACAGCCTTGGCAAGACTACATCAATGACGGGGCTAGGAAAGATTGGACCGATAGGTTAGACACTTCTAAAGAGTTTACAATAAAACCAACGGATTCAATTCGCAATAAATTTATCTACTTGACGGACGCTGAAGACGATAGTATAAACAACGCCGCATTTCAAGAATCAAACAATTATGTAATTGGCGAGTATCGTCAAGAAGTGGGTGATGACTTTACCTCTGGAACACTTTCAAACAATCCAGTATTTGCACCCTTTCAAGTGTCGATAATTCCCGAAAGCAACGGAACGACACCAAGCCCAATGTCCGACGTTTTAATTCATCGAGGCTATGGCATAGACACAAACGGACCAATATCAACGGCAAAGCCGAAGTTGTTTTATTACAATGGTTTGAAAGATATTGCAAATGGGAACTATATAAAGATTGGGAATTCTGGAAGTGAATTTACCAAGTATTCTTTGTGTTTACCGTTCTACAATAACGGCGATCCAATTCAATCCGATTCACCTTTGGCTTTGTGGAAGTGGCAACCCACATCGGTTTTTGGGCATCCAACGTTCGGTTCAACCCCAAGCGGAGAGGGTTACTTTGCTAGATACCATCAACAATTTTTAATGAGTATTTACGGCAATGAAGCGCGAATTGTAGAATGTGAAATTATGCTGTCGCCGACTGATATATTCAACTTCCGTTTTAATGACGAAATAATTATAAAGAACACAGCTTATCGAGTTCTTAAAATAAGCAACTATCAGCCATTTGCAAACGTGCCTACTAAGGTAACTTTATTGAAAAAGTTGGACGCTTTCAAAGGGCAAAGTATTCCACAACCCGAACAGGATTGCGCTTTGATTATTACGGGCTTTCAACAAAATGGAAATGTAATATTTACCGATCCAACAGACGGAACTACATCAAGCGGAAATGAAATATGCTGTAACGAAAATGGCTACAATTGGAACACTACGCAAAACGCTTGTATGTGGTTAGCCGGACCAACGGGAACGGGCAATGGATTAAACGACGGGATATTACCTGACACACCCTATTCGGATGGTAAAAGTTTAGTAACAAACATCGGTGGGGTTTACGGGTATAAGAACAAGCAATCAAAGAACTTCAATCCAATTGTAGGTGAAGTTTCTATTCAAGGCAACAATGAATTAACTGGAATCCCAACCACGCAAAAAAATGTTGTTCTTTACGCCACTACATACAGCAACACAATTGCCAACGCAAGTTCAACAGGAAAAGCAGACACGTCGGGATATTTGTTTTTACCATCGGGAATGACGGCGCGAATGGTAATCCGTGCGCTTTCGGTTCAGACTGACAAATACTCAGCAACATCCGGTGAAGGATCACAAGGACCGACTTCATTTAAGGTGTGGACTTTTATGGCTAAAACGTGGCCGGAACAATTAC